GCGTATTTATGAGAACTCGCAATCGGTTCAATTTTGACCCTACTCAACTAGAAGGTCCAATTGATCACGTTGTATAGTGGTGATTGCTCGCAAAAGCCTAACTTTTAAAGACCGCTCTATGGAATGTTGCTCTGACACACTAATACCCCAAACCATCTCAAAATTCACCCTGGTTTGCATAGATATTTTTGGTTCGCCTTGTTTCCACCAACGCCGCATTGATGCGTAATACTCATGAAGCCAAGGGGACAAAACCTTGAGTCTTGAGTTTGGTGTGGCTTTCAGAAAAGCAGTGGCCATGGCGCTCGCAATAGGAACTCCCCAACTGGCCGCCCGCTCACATAAAACCAGGGTATGTACATGTCTCCTGGTGTTTTGCACTCCATAGTCCTTCGTACTCCAGCCAGTTTTACCCAAAACTCTAACTGGATTTCTCGCCATGGTGAAACCATAGTCAGTCTCTAGCAACCTCGCTTGGCAGAATTCAACTTCCTCCAGGTTCATTGCTATCTCGTACTTCATGTTGAACCCATACTGATGAAAGTATGTCATATTTCGAGTTTTACTCAGGTCTGACCTATCGATGACAACAACAGAGTCATCACCATTTACATAAACACTACCCTTGACACCATGCTCATTTAAAAACCCCTTTAACAGGGTCCACATTATGAGTGAGTTGCCGAGGCCAGTGTCCATGTCACCGCTCATGCGGGTTCCCTTGGTCTTATACCTAACGCCTCGCTTAGATCGTCCCTTATTGATCAAGGTAAGCGAGCACAAACGTTCTAACATGCGTTTACCAGTCTTGAAAAGTCTACCATAGCACCGGTGAGTATACCTTAACCAAGCAATGTCAACACAGCTGTCAAACTTGCTGGCATCCAGTAGAAGAAACACCGGGTCTGCAAAGCAGGCGGCTTTATGCATCAAATCTGATGCAATTGTAAAGCCGTCTGCTTTGCCGACTATACGAGTGTTATACTCATCCCGCAATGCGTAGAACCACTTTTCTATTGGTTTAATGTACGTTCCATGGACTAACATAAAACAGGGGTCCCGGTATTGGATGGCTCGGGGCGCTTTTTCCGGCGCCCCAAGCTCCAAATCATCCTTAGAAAAGATGTTTAACCTTGCGTACTCATCGCGCCATCCGTAAAGATCTAAGTTACTTTTGGCAGCGGTATATTTTGCACGCCAGGGACCACTGTATGTATTGATAACATTCCACCTTGACATGGGCTTCAGCCGGATAGGATTGTCTTTTAAAAGTTTGTCGAAGAATTTGTAGTCAATTTGTCTAACAACAGGTGGGGTAGCCACTTGATGCCTATACTTGAGGGCAACCACTTCATTGCACAGACAACCATTGTGTGTACAAGCAACA